CTTTGAATGAACGCAGATATCGGCAGCCGATAGAATACAGCACCGTTTTCCATAATTGCATGAAAGAGTATAGGGCGCCCTGTAATCGATGCCAGGCCAAATATAATGCAGTCTTCCACTTCTCCATGGTGTTCTTTAAGATCATAGAGATACTCTCTCTTGATCTGTGAATAGAGCACAGGAATGTTTGCATTGAGATAGGCCATGCATAAATTATTTTATTAAAGCGATTATTGCAATAATGACTATCGCTATAATAACAGATTTCTGTTTATTAGCTTTAGCCCATGTTATTACTGTTTTTATATGGTCCATAGTTTTCTCCTATTTTTTTTTTATTGTACCCCAATTTTTGCCCGATTCATAGTCTACTTTATTAGGGACTTCAAGGGTTACTGCTTCTTCCATTATTTTTTTTATTTTATTTACTTGTGTTTTATCTTCAATAGACACACATAATTCATCATGTATTTGAATATGAGCAACCACTCCTTCTTTATATAACTCTAACATAGATTTTTTTGTCATATCTGCTGCACTACCTTGAATTAATTTATTCAAAGCTTTGTAAGTGTAGGCTCTCTTGATCCCTGGTCCATGTTCAGCGAGTGCATCTTCGTGAGGCATAGCTTTATGCATCCCGAAACTATTTGGTTCCCATAAATGAAACCTGCAAAGTCGACCTAGTAAAGTTCTTATCTGTCCTCTTTCCTGAGCTCTGTTAGAAGCTTTACTCATTAACTGTTTAACGAAGGGTACTTTATTATGATACTGAGAAAACAGTTCCGCTGCTTTTTCTTTTGATACACCAAGTTCAGCTTGAAGTTTTGCTTTACCCATTCCGTAAAATAATCCTAGGTTAATTGTTTTAGCTTGTGTTCTTGGAATATCTGCCATGTCTGCTACCGTTTGATGGAAGTCTGAAGTGCTATCTTCTTTGTAAGAATCTACAACTTCATAGACGGATGGAAGTTTATATAAAGATGCATAATGTACAACGAGTCTTGGTTCTTGTTGTGAGTAATCAAAACATCCCCACTCATGATTATCTTCTGGAAGAAATAAAGATCTAATCATAGGTCCTAGATCTTTGTTTCTTGCAGGGATTTGTTGAAGGTTAGGATTCTGATAAGAGAATCTTCCTGTTACAGTACCCCCAGCGGCATTTCTAAGTTGGTTTATCTCTGCATGGATTCTACCTCTGTGTTCGTATCTTAAAATAGAATCAATAAAAGTTGTGTGGGCTTTATTAATTTCTCTTGCTTGTGCAATCATTCTAACAACAGGATGTGCGTGTTCCTGTAAAAAATTTTTAGTAAAACTAGGCGCATCTGTTTTTTCAGTACGATCAAATGGTATCTTTAAATTTTCAAAGACATCTGCTATACTTCTTGCAGCCCAAATTTGAGGTTTTACATTTGTTTCAGAATATATTTGATTTAATAATATATGTTCCTTTGCTATTAACTCTTTCTTCATTCGCTGGGCTTTTTCCACATCTACTCTAACCCCTTTGAATCTCATATCAACGAGACAAGGGAAGAGCTCTGTTTCTAGATCAAAGATGTCCTCCAGGTCTTGATTGATAATTTCTTTTTTCATTTCTTGCCATAACCCTAGGGTAACTTCAGCGTCTCGTTCAGCATACGCCCCTACATGCATAGCCGGAAGTTTATACATTTCAGCTTTAGGATCGATGCCCCAGTCTTGGGCGGCCTCATTTAATGACGCTTCATTTTTACCATAACCAAGGTACTTCCACGCTAAACTATTGAGATCATAGCGAAATCTGTTCTCATCGGTAACGGCTGCAGCTATCATTGTACACACAATGTCACCATTGATTTTAAATCCTAATTTTCTAAGCCAGCAAACATCGTACATAGCGTTGTGAAAAATTTTCGTAGAAGGAGATTCTAGAACATCTTTAAGCCAGTATAAGACTTTAACTTTATCCATGTTACCACCGCCTTCATGAGCAATAGGGAAGTAGCCTTTATAATGAGTGGTTGCTACTGAAATTCCTACAACCTCTCCATCGCCAATAATAGAACCTGATCCCCGGTCTTTGAGACCTGGATCTTTTGTTTCTAAATCAATTGCAATTTCATCTACCTGTCTTAGGTCTGGAAATTCAGTTGGTTTTACCCACTCAGTCTGCGCCTCAAACTTTGGTATTTTCATAATCTCTCTCCATTATCATTTCTATATAGTGTATTGCTTTTTTTAAATCTTCCTTCTTTCCTTTATAGGGATGCCTACAAATATATTTAATAGCATTCCCTTCTGCAAAAGGCAAATTGTTGGCGTTGATAAATTGCGATGGTTGAATTTTAAAATTAGAATAATGATTCCCACCATGTTGTTTTCCATATACTCCCGATAAGAGATTCTTTAAATCTCCTAACTTGACTTTGGAATTAATAACTCCTTGTTTTTTTAATTTAGTGTATACTTTGGATTTCATATCCGAGTCGGTCCTCCTTTGCTGCCATTATGTATAGGTTTTGTTTTGTTCGTGTTACACCGACATACCAAACTCGATGTTCTTCATCTGCTTTCTCGGGACTTTTTTCAATTGCTTCCCTAATCTTATCTGTATTATCCAATATCAATAATACATTATCCGCTTCTCCTCCTTTGGCGGAATGGATTGTAGAAAGTTTTACTCTTGCATCCTTAGAAAGTTTTTCTTTATTACTTAACATTTGCCGAATGTATAAAGTTTGTTCAGGGTCAGCATTAAAAGTTTCATACCAAGTATCTAAGTAGTCAATCCCAAAATCCGTACAGTCATAAGTCTTATCGTCATCGAAAGTAAAATCATGTCCCGTATAATCAAAGATATCTTTTATCTCAGCTGGTGTTAATGGATTACCATCAGTCCATCTGGAAAAATCTTGAATGGCTTTATAAAGTTTTGCACTAAAACTTTTTCTATCTTTGTATTCAAAATAAATTCCTCTTTCTATTAAACCTGCTTTTAGTTTAATTAATCTGTAATTAGTTCTTGCGAGTATTAACCAGTTCCCTCGTGTTAGATCAACTTCCTCCATACCGTATACTTCTTCACAGTGACCTTCATTATTTCTAGATTCCCATTTCTTTGGAATCCTGGTTTCAATTTGTGATATAATTGTGTACGCTACCTGTTGAACTTTTCTAGGAACTCGATAAGATTTAGGTAGTACTTTTTCTTTTGCGGGTTCACTTTGAAATCTTTTAACATCGGCACCTGCCCATCCATAAATAGCTTGGTCATCATCCCCTGCCAGGATAATATGTTTAGAATTTTTCTTTAATAAATCGTACATTTTCCATTGAATAGGTGAAAGGTCTTGGGCTTCATCAATAAAAATTACATCAAAAGTGGGGCATAAATTTGACTTAATAAATCTTTCAATCATGTCGGTAAAGTCGACGAGTCCAAAAGATTTTTTATAGTTCCTTACTTCTTCCTCTATAATTTTTAAAAAATTATATTCTAAATCATCTGAATATAAATCGGTGTCGTATTCTTCTTTAATGGTACGGTTTTTAATTCTCGCTATATTAATAAGATTAAAGTATTCACTGTCTGAATCAATATATCCAGTCTGCTCTTCGCCTCCTTTATACACAGTAACCTCTATGCCAATTGCCTCACCTACTTCTTCGTAGTGTTCCGGTTGCATAACATTATCTTTTTTCATTCCAAGAGTTGCAAAAGCCAATGAATGTAAAGTTTGAAAATATTTTAAATCTCGGTACCCATACTCAGGATATAATTTTAACATTCTTTCTTTTGCCTCGTTGGCTGCCTTCTTCGTAAAAGCAAAGTACCCTATTTTATCTAATGGAGTTCCTAGTTTTAAAAAGGTTTGTACGTACTTTAAAAGTCTAGTTGTTTTACCTGTCCCTGGTGGTCCTAGTATTTTTCTTATCAAAGGATGTCCTTTTTATGTTCAGTTAGTTTATGGAATATTTGAATCTTGTCGAATTTCTTAGTGGCTATCATGACCACATTTTTAGTGGGGCTATTATGATTACCTTTTTCTTTGGTTGGAAATCTTTTTTGATCTAAAAAATCTATTTCACAATCTTTGTATATCTTCAACATCATGGAACCTGTCTTATCTTCTGGATAACGCCATCCTCTGTTCTTTAGTTTTTTATAAAAAGTATCAAATTTAAAGTAAGCATATCCTTCTTGAATAAGAGTAGTCCCTGATTTAAACGATGCATCATTCTTAGCTTCGGGTCCTGTAATTTTTTGATAAAGATTGTCGTGTAGTTTTTCCCTTGGGGTTGTACCGATTGGAGGTGGCATTACTTTTTGAGTTTTAAACAAACCATCGAGTATCTTTTGATCGTCTCCACCTTTTTGTAAAGGTGGGACAAATCCTGCGTACTTGGCTATGGAATTTCTTCGTTTTCTTTGATCGGTTAAATGTTCAATTGTTTTACAATGCACTGATCTTACTGTCTGTCCGTCAGGAAGAGTGACATCAAAATTATATTCGGGTTCTGGTTCAAGGTCTACTTTTTCTAAATTACCACATAAAGGATAAGAGTCTTGAAAATCTGAAGCAACTCCAAATGCTCTTTTAACACAGAGTCCTCTCATACAATGCTGTGCGATGGGATCTTGATTACAAGTATATCCTTTGTACTGTTGTTTCCAAGAACGAATCTTTTGAGATAGTTTTTGTTTTGACCAAGCTACTGAGTCTTGAAAATATAAGACAGGTGCACTCATTACTCTTTCTTCCCAATTGTCTGGATATTTCTTTTTAGCAAAGACCATATAGTTATATAAAAATCTATCTCTGCCATCACTTAATTTATTTTTAGACAGGGCTGCTAAACAAGGAGGACCATCAATAAATTCTGCGTTGGATCCTTCTAAAACTTTTTTCTCTAGTTGTTCATCTATTTCTTTTATTTTTTCTGCATCTACAATGTTTGCTTCTACGAGTTGTATAAATTGTTCAAATGTAAATTCGGTACCGTCTAAATTTAATGCTCTCCTTTCTGTTTTTTTAAAATAAGGGAGATTGATAAAGTTCCCTTTATTAATTTCACCTGTCTCATTGTCCTTGACAAGTTCTGTTTGTTTGGGAAAGACTTCTGTCTCTGATTTTAAATTAAATATTGGAATTAAATTTGTAAGAAAAGAACGAATGATACTTGCTCCAACAAAATCTTTCGTAAATATATAAAGATGAAGACCTCCACTTTTAGAAAGAATAGGTATAAGGGGTAAATTATATTCTTTAATTTTATCTAAATAAAATTTTCTATCGAATGCCTGGTATTCATTAGGGTCTACATCAATAGCTCCGAACCGTGCTTTATTTTTTTCGTTACAAGGTTGAACACCAATTGATACTGTTCCTTTTAAATGATCTAAATAAGCCTGGTCTGTAATTTTTCTTTGTACCCATCGATACTCTGGCTTTTGTTTTTTAGAGATAGGATCTATCTCAAGGCGTTGCATGTCAGCTTGGCCGTAGTTATCGTTAAAACCGGTAAATATTTCTATAAACTTTTGCTCCATAACATGTTTTTCCGAGGCGGATCCACTCTCGCTTCCCCGCCTCTGTTGCAACTATTCCTTTAAAAGGAATTAGAAGTGTGAGTCGGCTCCTTTCGGGGCTGCTTCACCA